CCTAAATTAAATGCCATGTTCACTAAAATTAGTTGAACCTCTTCCGGCCAATTGTGCCACTGTCCGTAAAGTTGTTCGCAGTCCTTAATGGCAACCTGAATGTCTCTATCGAAGAGCTCTCGGGAACGCTCTGCCGTAATGGGAGTACCAGTTGGTTCTCCATACTCTTCATCTTCTGGTGTGACCAAGTGTCCAATACCGATAGTAGGGTAGCCCAAGTGATCTTTATAAATTTCAAGAATTTCTCCTTCATCTGATTTAATTTCTTCATATAATCTTTCACGATTCATGCTTGCTCCTATAATCCGTGATTGCGGCTTTGATCGCGTCTTCGGCCAACACGCTACAATGTATTTTTACAGGCGGGAGCGATAGCTCTCTAGCAATTTGGACATTGCTGATTTCTCCCGCTTCGTTAAGGGACTTTCCTCTAACCCATTCTGTGAGTAGTGATGAAGAAGCAATAGCACTGCCGCATCCGTAAGTTTTGAATTTAGCATCTTCAATAATTCCGTCGGTCGATACTCGGATTTGAAGTTGCATGACGTCTCCACATGCTGGAGCACCTGTGAGGCCCGTTCCGACATCTGGAGCATCTTTGTCAAGTTTTCCGACATTCCTGGGATTTTCATAATGATCTAATACCTTATCTGAGTACATAAACTATCTCCTTGGAGCACGTACTTTTATTACTTCATGTAAAAGTAAATCGCTCGCTTTATCTTCCCATACATTTGGTAGAACCCCGTGCACAAGCAGTATAAATGCTACTTTCCAAGCCCCTAACAAATGTTCAAAGTACCCTTTATTTGTTTCTTTTAGATGTTTTGTCAGTCTTATCTCCATACCACATCCCTCCTGCTATAATTATAGCACCGATAAAAAATAATAAAAATACTGCATCCTGTTGTGTCAAAGTTTGTTTTCCACTGCTTTTTGCGATATTACGAAAGTAAAGCCTCCTGCTACCATTGGCAACATCATTATAAAAAATATTCCTACTAATTCCATTACCATATCTCGCATTTTTGAAGATGAGAGGCGCTCTCATGAATAACATTACATTTTCTTTCTTTTGGGGTGCAAGTAACCATTGATATTAAAACCAATACTAAAACTAAAGAAATTATTACTTGTTCCGTAGGAAATTTCATTCTGCTATTGATAGCTCAAAATGCCACGTATCTAACTGAGGACGAACACCCTCCATTATAGCATGTTCTAAATACATCATTGATAAATCTTCCATTAATCCTTCATATGCTGTAACATCGTCAACATGCCATGCCCCTCCCCACCGTATGGGAGTATTTAAATCTTGTGCTGCATATTTCATTGCAGTTGCTACTTCATCGGCTGCTTCCGCTTCGGGTGATATTTTATTTTTAACTACTGGAAGCACATCTACTGCTGTTCCGTAAAGATGAGGAGAATTTGCTCCACTTGTTACTCCTTTACGAAAAAACTCTTCTTGTTCTGACTTAGTTCTTTTGCCGTGAATTACTAAAAATTGTACATCAGATATGGCTTGAGCTCGTTTTACAACTTCTGCTAAAGCAGGGTGAATTTCACTCAATTTATTCTCACACTCTTCACTCAAAAAATGTAGCTGGTCAGGATGAGTATCTTTATTATAGTAGTTCATTTGTTCTCCAAAATTGCCCGAGAGTCTCCCCTCGGGCAGTAAAGATTAAAGTAGTGGTGCTAGAGACATTGTTATTACTGTTGCTGCCCATAAACAGAGAAAGCATTCTCCGCAACACTCAACTTTTAAATAGTTCATATATATCCTTATGAAATTGTAACCTTAACTGGTTGCAGTTCATTAGGGATTTCTTCATGTAAATCAATACATAGCAGTCCACGCTCCATGTAAGCTTTGTCTAGCTTTACGTGCTCACTTACGCCGAATGTGCGTGAGAAGCACTTACCACTTAAGCCTTTGTAGACATAAGTTTCGTTACTAGATTCTGTTTGCTTTACCGTGCCCGATACTGTCAACAAGCCCTTATGAAGGCTAATCTCAAGATCATCTTTATTCCAGCCAGGCACAGCTAATTCGACTCGAAAGCCGGTCTCGCCTACACGTAGAATATTGAATCGAGGATACCCACCATCGAGTGTGGGGGCAAAAACACTGGTGTCATGAAACATTCGGTCAAAACCTAACATAAATTTATGCAGATCTGCCACTGCTAGTTTAGCATTAGTCATAAAGTTCTCCTTTTATGAATTGCGTCCTTTCGGTACGCTTGGGCTCTTTCGATGCCCGATTTAGAAAGGGGCCGTAGCCCCGGGATTTAAGGAGCGCAAACTCCTCCGTCTTCAGATGAGTCGAACATATCGTCGCCACATCCGTATTTTCCATCATTGTCAGTATCGCAGAAACGCTGAAAAGCCTGCATATCAAATGTATAGCCTTCGCTCCAAGGAACGTATACTTTACACCAGTCGTGGCTGCCTACGGCAAAGGGATCCTGCGGTTGTGCAACGTAGTCCCTCTTTGTCCACGGCTTTTGTACACGAAAAAACGTGTCCTTGTTTTTCATCAATTGTCGCTTAAACAACGCACTGCGTGGAGTGCTGATGTAAATTTCTTGCCCGTCCGTGAGTGTATATGTCGATCCATCGTCATAATTAATTACAGTTTCGCCGATTGCCACAGGAGTGGCTAGTAGCGCGAGTACTGCTATAAGCTTTCGCATATAACCTCCTTTGGTTAGCGTGAGGACTTCTGTTGCCAGGCTCCTCGGACCCCGCACACCTAATTAGGCTGCAAGTGTATAAACGTCGTCATTGGCATTTATTAAGTTTGTTGCGTTAACGTAGCTTCCGCACGGATTCTCCATAAGTCTACTGTACGCCTGTCGAGTCTGTATCAGCCCCCTCATAAAAAGTTTTTCTACGTCGTTTATTGTACTTACGTTTGATTACTTTTCGCTCTCTAGATCTCCATTTAAAAAGACCCTTGCTTTTGCGAGAAAGCCCATCAAACTCATCACCACCTTTCATTGGTATACGCATTATAAAACTCCTTATGGTGGAGCTGTCGGGATTTGCACCCGAGTCCAACCGTCAGCTTATTACTTCTACGAATCAAAAATTGGGTTCATCTTCTACTTCTAATAGGTCTTGGTCAATTAAGTATTCTATAGTAGATTGAATTCCTGCACGCCGTCCTAGGTAAAATGAATGCATAGCACATCCGCCCATACAAATTCCAAATATTAAGTATACAGTAACCAAAAAGATTCTCCTATTTTTCTACATAAATTTATTGGATCATTATATCAAAATTCACTGTAACTGTCAAGAAATATTTTTTGGACCACCACATCACAAAAATAACACTTGACTTTGAAGCTCACTTCAACTATAATATATGTCATGAAAGAATATTTGAAGCAACCGTGGTCGATACGTGAAAGAGTAATCTTGAAAGAGCACTACTCTAAAATGTCTGTATCAGAGATACAAGAAAAAGTATTGCCCCTTCGTACGGAAAACTCAATAAGAAAACAAGTAGCGTATTTACGCAAGCGAGGGTGGAGAATCTAAGGTAAAGTATGCCAAAAGTAAAGGTAAGAAATAACAACGTAGAGGCTGCTCTACGAGTTTTCAAGAAAAAAGCTTCAGAAACAATATGGGACTATAAACAAAAGGAATATTATGTACCTAAAAGCGAAAAGCGACGATTGGCTAGACAGGCTGCAATCGCAAGATTTAAGAGAAAGAGAAGAGATGATGGAAGGAACAAATTTTGAACTTGTGGGAGATTTCATGCAGGCTTTCGGTCAATCGGTCGAAACTCAACCAACCTGGCCTGATTTTAGCACTCGTGAACTACGGGTAGATTTAATACAAGAAGAAGTAGATGAACTTGTGGAAGCTATCTCGAATAAAGACATGGTGGAAATTGCCGATGCTCTCACCGACATCCTCTATGTGGTGTACGGTGCTGGTCATACATTTGGTATTGACCTTGATGAGTGTTTTACTGAAGTACATGCTAGTAATATGAGCAAACTCGGGGAAGACGGTACACCAATTAAAGCAGAAAATGGTAAGGTAATGAAAGGCCCGGGGTTCTTCGCTCCTGATCTAGAAAGCATACTAAACCAATAAAAAAGGGGCCTAAAGCCCCTTTCTGCATTAAACAAGATATTCGTAATAAAATAATACCATTAAACCTGCTAGTACATATAGGTAAATATTGTCCACCAATTCCTCCAATAGAATATTTTTTCGTTAACTGAGAAGCGCCCAGATCCTGTAATCCAACACCAGGGCAAAAATAGTATTTGCTATATGCCAAAAAGTGTGGTAAAATAAACACATATTTTGATGTACAATCAAGTCAATCACAGATTCTTACTAACTAGAATATAATTGTTTGAATTAGCTTGGTTCTGGATGGGGTCGTCGGCGGAGCCGTAAGAGCCCCTAATCACTAAGCGAAATGAAACCAATTATATACATTCCAATCTCTGATCCTTACTGTGCTTCAATTAAGTATTGATTGTGACGAATATTCATAATAAAGATAATTAAATATATTCGTTCATAATCAAACAACCCCGCTAATAATCATTCTACGATTATTACTGAAAATCCCTTTACAATTCTCATACAACTGTCCAAAATTTTCGCCAATTTCAAAAATCTTGGTAAAAGATAAAAGGCAATATCATTAAGATCACCCATGACAAAATTACCATCATAAATTCCTCCAAATTTGAGTTCCATAGCATCGAAATGCTCATAATTGTAACGTAGATCCACCATAGTAATGACAGTATAGCTCCCATTCTACGACCCCGCTACGGCTTCGAGGAGTTTTCTAAGAGTTTCTTTTGGACTTTTCTCGAGGCCACATATAGATCCCACCTCAATGTCCAAAGCATCAGCAATATTCGAAACGATTTCCACTTTTGTGATAGGTTTCTCCCCAGTTTTTGATACATAAACCTCTCTCCGGTACACGCCTTCACGTGATAGCTTTCCAATTATTGATTTTTTACTTCGGTTGAGTTCTGTCGCAAGCAATTCTACTGTACGCATGTTCGGGTGCTCAGTATAGCTTTCAATCATATACTCAGTTTCTTTTTCTGTGTAATTAGACACATTTTCTCCTTGTAGTTAATTACGGGGTTTTTGGGTCTTCTTCAGTTACTTCGACCCCGTAGAGAATTTCCCCGGTCTCTACATTTAAAACTACTTCTCCACTTACCCACTCAATATACTCGATCTCTATGTTATCTACGCCCACGGCTTTAGCATATTGAGTAAACAGCATATCGTAGCTGTACTCCTCTCCTTCAATCTTTTTCTCAATTGTGTCTATAGTATCATAGCACAATTTTAAGCTATCGTACAAATCTTTTAAACCTTTTTTACTTTCATCTAATTTTAGCTTAATACGACGCTCTTCTGGAAATTCGATTATATTTGACATAAAATTCTCCCATAGAACACATATTATACAGGTTATGAAGAAAAATGTCAAGAAAAATTTTTAGAACACATAAAAAAATCCCCACATATTTCTATGCAGGGATTCTTCGTTTTTCTATAGTGCCTTTTGTTCGTAGTCAAGGGTTTCGACGCCTTTTTGCAATAAGAGACCACTAATAAAAAGGGCTTCCTCATATAGTTGTAATGATACGCACCGCCTTCCTCACGTACCTGAAGTCGTACCGCGAATACAACCTCACCGCGTTTTTGTTTTTAGTAACCCAGAATACAAATCGCACTAACTGGTAACTGGGCAGAAGCTATACGCCTTCTGAACGTACACCGACTGTACCCTTCGGTGTAGAGGGAAGCTAGTATTAGTCCCCCAGCTCGGGGAAGTGTTGTATCGTAACACTAAGCCGAAAGTGGTACTTTTTAGAGTGCTTTGCCACTTCGCATTAGCACTACAAACGATGACTGTACTACCCGTCAGTAGACAGGTCAACGCCTGTTTGAGTTGTAAGCATGACGGCTTACAAAAATAAGGTTGGGGCTCCGGATAGGCATGGAACTTTTACCGGGATCTTTACTGCCTCATCGCGAGTGGGTAGCAACACTCATGGCGTCCTTGGCTTCCCCCATTTGAATAGATATTATACATGGTTTTTGAACTGAAAGTCAAGAACTTTTTTTCTTTACCCCTGAAATTTTTTCAAATCTTTTATACCCAGTGCCCTTCTCGTTGTACTCCAAGACTAGCCCATCATTGTTCATATGTAGTTTAGGCTCGAACTTTTCTACGTCAGCTTCGTACACACAAAAGGTACGGAGACGCCACGCTATATTCTCTGCACCGCTTTTAAGCTCCACGATGTGTCACCTGTAGATCAGCGATGCGAGCAAACAAATCAGCCTCATCTCCTACTAAGTACAGCTCTTTACGAGTTGTGTAGTTGCCGTCAATTCTTCCACTAAATTCAAGCATTGTTCCATTAGCACAAAACTGAATTGTTACTTGATCTACTTCTTTTATGTCATGTCCACCGTTCATTGAAAAGTTCTCCCTCATGTTTAGTATCCTCTACCAGTTCTTCATTACATTTGAATAATCTACTATTAAGCCTTGGCGCTTCATAGACTCAATACTTTGCTCAATTTGAACAACATTGAAACACCAGTTATGCCACAGATCAGTGCGAATAGCTTCAATGTTTGTAAAAGTAAATTTGCTGCCATCAGGGTTGGACAGCGTTTGAGTCGCTCGATCCGCCACTTTTAACATCTCTTCGTATTTCAGCATATTTTCTCCTTTGTAGCTCTTCTGCTTCTCCTCTCTCATAATAAATCTGAGCAATACTAGCACTTTCAGTTACTATTATTATATGGCCCCGGGAATCATAGACCTTATACTTATATCTACCCACCTCCAGGACCTCTCGAACCATGTGCATTATTCTACCTCGATACCGTAGATTTCAAACTTGAACCCCGGGTCTTTGCCGAACATTGCAGCAGCCTTAGCCCTCTCAGCTCGCTTAATCATAGGCGAGTTTGGCTTACGCTTCGCACGATATGCACCATGAGAAGTTACTTTCTTACCGCCCATTTTAGCATTGGCTTTAAACTTACGAGTCAATGCGGGGTCATAGATCAATGTCTTTGCCATTAAAATTCTCCTTGTATCGCACAACATAGTGCGCTTTGTAATCAACTTTATTTAAGGACTCTGCTTCTCGGTAAGCATCATAGAAGTCCTTCCAACAGTTAAGAGGAAGGATAACGGCACCGATTCGACAGTATACTATATACATTCAAAGCTCTTAAATAAAGTGGGGCCCGAAAGCCCCAGTAATTATGCTGTAGCGAAAAAGTCGATGAGGTTTTGAAGGTCAACCTTCGTCATTTTAGCTAGTGAAGGCAGTTCTACACCAACACTTGCCTGAACCTGAGCAACCAACTCGTCCTTGCGAACAACCGGCTCTCCTCGCTTAGTTACACGCTCAACTTTGATGTACAAGCCCAAAGCAGATAGCTTTGCGATGATGCTACGAGGAGTTTTGTTGAACTCTTCAGCAAGTGCATCTACAGTAGCACGAGTAGGGTTAGCAGAGTACTTAGAGCTGATAGCAGAAATCATCTCGTCAGTGTAGTTTTTTGAAGCATTTGCAGTCATAGTCATGTTTTTTCTCCCGAAAAATTTGTTAAGTAAAGTACCACTTTTGAATATATATTATACCGCGTTATGAAGATGATGTCAAGAGATTTTTTTGGAAAGCTGCTAATAATTCTACTTCTTTTTCTCTTGCGGCCACTTCCCATGGGGCACTCCAGTACTCATCCCAGTCATTTATGTCTCTTGTAGCTAATTCACCTTGCCACATAGCGTGATCGTTTTCTAATTCAAGCTCACAGTAAATGTACTGTCTAACGTGCTCAAGCTCGTGAAATAATGTACGAAGCCAGTTAGGGCTTTTGAAGAGTCTTACTACAATTTTGTATTCCAGGTCTATAGAGTCCCCAAAGTCTGTTTCGTGGGCTCCTTTTAAACGTATATCAATATGCACAGGGCTAACAAGAAGGTCTAGCTCGTCTATTGCAAATTCAATAGCCTGTTTTGCGAGCCTTCGTTCGCTTACTGACCAGTGTTTTTTTGCTTTAGTTGTTAGTTTATACATCTAGTTTTACCTTTTGTCTTAGCCAAGAATACAGTTCGATTGCGCTGTCGTCATACCCATTTGGGTACTCCTCCTCTGGAAGCAAGCACCGTATGGTGTATAGAAAGGCATCCAGCTTAGGCACGCCTTCCATACGCATACCTGCGTACAGTTGCATAGCTTCAAATTGAATATCGTTCATATAGTTCCTCCGATTCATGGTACATATTATACTCGCTTCGGTTATCAATGTCAAACAGTTTTTGCCATATCCCCAACATAATTTTATTCCGGGGGGCCGCACACGACCTAAACGTGTCAAGAATTATTTACTCAAATTGTCTAAAATTTACTAAAATTATCGCGGGGATGCCCCAAGTTTCTACAATTTGCTCTAATTATACCGTCCCCGCAGAGACTAGTCAATCGATTTATTTGCGGCAATCGTGCAAAAAGTACTTGACAATCGTCGGCGTACTACTGTATAATCGGCGCGCGCTTTTAAAAATTATCCCGGGTCTTGCCGCAAATAATCCTTGACATTGCCAGGCTTTGCCGGTATACTACCAGGGTGGGCACGGGGTCTGCCACGAAGACTACACATTTTA